ACACATTAAGCATGGGATGAATTTAACTGAAATGGCAAAATCACCAAAAAACCCGCATGAACAAGGAACGGTTAAACCTAAGAAAAGAAAAATTGTTGAGTTCACAAAAGATCCTGTTTTAAATAAGATACTGAATGAAACTGCTAATTCTAAAGATGAATGGCCAACTATGGGCGGCAAAAGTTTTACAAATGGAAAAGCAGGAATGGCTTCAGCAATGGGAATGCAATCTCCAGGTGAAATGTTTGGAGGTAAACCAACTGTTGAGCAAATGCTTCCACAAGATAGAAAACATATACAAGTTAGTGACGATATGGCAGAAGTATTAACAAAAGACTATTCTGCCTTGATGAAAAAAATAGACGAAAAAGCAAGTAAGAAAAGACCTTAATAAATGGCAATACCGGCTAGAAAAATATTTAGGATAAACCCTGCAGATGAAGACGAAAGAATTGCTGTAGGAATAGACTTGCCAATGGTAAAACCTAACGGTGCACCATTTCCACAAACAAGACTAACAATAGATGCAGCAAAGGCTAATCTTAAAAATTTAATATTAACCAGAAAAGGAGAAAGACCTTTTCATCCTGAACTAGGTACTAGCATATATGACAATTTATTTGACCCTAACATGGATGAAATGTTAGTAAATATTGAAGAAGAAATAAATAATGCAATAGCAAAATTTTTGCCGTATTTAGTTGTAACCGACCTTATAGTTGCAGTTGCTGACCAATCATATGGTTTTAGTGACAATTTTAATGGTGTCAGAATAAGTATATCATTTACACTAGCAGGAAACAGGTTTGATGAAGAATCAATTGTTGTCGTAATAGGAGCAGAATAATGGCATTAGTAAAAAAAGAAGTAAAATATTTGAATAAAGATTTTTCTCAGTTTAGGGAAAAGTTAGTTAATTTTGCAAAGGTATATTTTCCTGACACATACACTGACTTTAACGAAACCTCACCGGGAATGATGTTTATTGAAATGACAGCGTATGTTGGTGATGTATTGTCAATGTATATCGATAATCAACTTAAAGAGTCAATGTTATTACATGCTGAAGACTCTCAAAACATATATGATATTGCGCAAGCATTAGGGTATAAACCTCAACCGTCAGCTGCAGCAACAACTACACTAGATGTGTTTCATTTAGTACCATCTGTCGGTAGCGGAGTAAATATTGCACCAGATTTTCGATATGCACAAGAATTACAGGAAGGAATGACTATCAAATCTACTGAAAACCCTGAAGTTGAATTTAGAACTCTAGAGGCAGTAAATTTTGCATTTTCAAGCTCAAACAGCCAAACAGATGTATCAATATATAAAGTTGACGAAGCAACCGGAATTCCACAGTTTTATTTATTACAAAAAAGTGTTAAAGCTATTTCTGGAAAATTAGAATCTGAGAACTATACATTTACTTCGCCTAAAAAGTTTGATAGAATAAGACTAGGACCAAACAATATAATAGATATTGTAGATGCAAAAGATGTTGATGGAAATAGATGGTATGAAGTAGATTATTTAGCACAAGATACAGTTTACACAGAGATAAAGCAAGGAGAAGCTGAAGATCCTTTATTGTCTCCATATGAAGATACTGTACCATATATATTGTCATTGCGAAGAGTACCTAAACGATTCACTAAAAGAATAACATCTGATAACCAAATAGAATTGCATTTTGGAGCAGGAGTATCTGCAAACGCAGATGAAATAATACTTCCAAACCCAATAAACATTGGAATGCAGCTTCCATACGGAAATACAGCTGGATTAGATAATGCATACGACCCAACAAATGTTCTATTTACTAGAGGATATGGCCAAGCACCATCAGATACAACACTAGTTGTTCGGTATTATACTGGAGGTGGAATAGAGGCTAACGTTGGTGCAAAAACGCTTACTGATATCACAAATAAAGAATTTATCGGCGGAGCAGAAGGATTAGACGAAGGAGTTATAACTTTTGCACAAGACTCCTTAGCATGTACAAATCCAGATCCTGCAACTGGTGGTAGAGGACAAGAAACAGTTGAAGAAATCAGACAAAATGCAATGGCCGCTTATGCATCACAAAATAGAGCAGTTACAAAAGAAGACTATATTGCTAGAGTATATTCTCTTCCAGGAAAATATGGAAGTATTGCAAAGGCATATGTTGAAAGAGACGAACAAAATTCTCAAGGAAAAGGCAACGACGATTTTAATCCTTTAGCTATAAACATATATACACTATCATATAACTCTTCAAAACAGCTACTGAATTCTAATATAGCAACAAAAACAAATCTTAAAACATATCTTAAAAAATATAGAATGTTAACTGATGGAATTAACTTAAAAAATGCTTACATAATAAATATTGGAGTTAGGTTTGAAATATTGCCTAGACCTGATGTAATAACTAAAGAAGTATTACTTAAAACCATTGATGAAGCAAAGCGTTATTTTGCTATTGAGAAATGGCAAATAAATGAGCCAATATCAGTTTCAGATCTTGCAGCAACACTAGACCAAGTAGAAGGAGTACAGTCTATTCTAAACTTAACAATATCGAATAAGTTTGACACACAGTCTGGATATTCTGGCAATTTTTATGATGTTGGAGAAGCTACAAAAAATAATATTATTTATCCGTCAATGGATCCTTCTATATTTGAAGTAAAATATCCAGATACAGATATAGAAGCAAGAATAGTAGGAGCATAACTATGATATACAATATAACATCATCTATTGATTCAACTATGTACGAGCAGCATGAGACTAGAAATACTGGCCTAGACCCAGTACTACAAATTGAAAAGATAATATCGGAGTCTTCAACAAATAAGACTTTTAATTCTAGAATACTTACCAAGTTTAATTTAGGATATATCTCACAATCTATACTAGATGGCCACATAAATGATACTTTTAGGGCAAAATTAAAACTATATACTCATGGAGCTGTTGCAATACCATTTACATATGACATACAGGCGTATGCAGTTTCTCAGTCTTGGGAAATGGGAATTGGTAAATTCACTCACAATCCTAAAACAACTGAAGGCGTTAGTTGGACATATAGAGATGGAGAATCAGTAGCAACAGCCTGGCAAACGGCAAGTGCAGCAATGGCAACTGGAACTACGGCAAGTTTTGTTAACCTTACAAATGTAGGAGGTGGAAGTTGGTGGACTGCAAGTGGAGCTAGCCAAACATTTGAATATGAAACTACAGACTTAGAATTAGATGTAACGGAGATTGTTACTGGTTGGATTAGTGGTAGTTGGAATGGTGGTCAAGCACTAGCTAATGATGGATTTATTGTATTAAGACCTGAAATACAAGAATCTAATGGTAATAATTATGGCCAATTATCATTCTTTTCAAAAGAATCACATACAATATATCAACCTAAATTAGAATTTGCATGGGATGATAATTCACTAGCTGTAACAGGTCTCAGTGAGCTTGATATTACTGGAGACGTATTTGTTTATGTAAGAAACAATAGAGAACTAATACATCGAGACAGTAAAGAAAGAATACGTATTGTTGGTAGAGAAAGATACCCTGTCAAAACATATGCCTCTGCATCTGAAAATATGGTTGTTAAACATTTACCAACTTCATCTTTTTGGTCAATACAAGACTATAAAACTGGAGAAACTGTTGTTGATTATGACGAAACATATACAAAACTTAGTTGTGACGGCAGTGGAAATTACTTTGACATATGGATGGACCAACTAGATTCAGATAGAAGATACAAGTTTTTAATAAAGAGTGTAACTGGTGGTGGAAATATTAGAAAAATATTCGATGATGATTTAACATTTAAGATAGTTGATTAAAATGGCAAAACCAAGATATAGAAGTCAAAAAACCGTACAATCGGTAGAAGGAAAACCGCTTTTACCTGGAACAGATGTTGTAGGACAAAGAGATGCGACAATAACTCAGCCAGATAATGGAGCTGTTTCTATTGCGACAGTACAAGATGATTATTATCCTTGGGATGCAGGAGCACACATTATTGCCGAAGACATTGAACAGTTTGAAATAAACACAGAACTTGCATACTTAGAAACAGCAGCTGATAAAACACATAGAGATCCTAACGGAAATATTATTTCACAAGTAAACAGTGACGCTATCGGACAAGACTTTGTTATAATTCCACAGCGATATGTTTTAGAGCGAGACCAATATATAGAAATAGTGGACACATCAATAACTGAACTGTTACCTGCTGTTATATATGGTCCAAAGGGTCCTCCAATATTACGATCAAATCCTAATTCTGGAGAAACTACTGGTATTATAATTTTTCCATCTTTAGGAACTGTTGATGGCATAATATCTGATGAATATTCTATTTTTGACGATCCAGGATTATCTGCAACTGTTTTTCAATTTGAAGGAAACAACAGTAGAGTATTGGTTGCCGATGTATATAACTATCTTGCAGAAGATGATATTGAAATTGAAGAAGGCCTAACTTATGAATGGATATTTAACTCTGATAACCCTGCAAAACATGGATTAGAGACTAGAAAAAAAATTAGCAATAAAGTTGTTTCTAGAACAAAAAAATTATCTTTAATAAATGGAACAATTTTTGATACTGGATATTATACGTGTAGAATAAAAAATGAACGTGGAACAATAGAAACACCTTCAATATATATCTTATGTAAAGGCGGTCTAATAATTGAAAGAGACCAAATTATGAATCCAGAAACAAATGAATTTATAGGATATGGTGCTGCAACAGGTGAAGTAATAGAAGACCAACAACACAATGATACATATAAAATAACGGATGGTTGGTTTGATTTTGACGAAGAAAATAATGAATGGTTTAGAACTGCATGGGACAATGTAAACGAAGAATGGTATGTTCGAGACAACTACAGAACATTTAATCCATGGAGAGTTCCAAAATATGGTCCAGAACCAAAACAAAATGATGTACCTGATGAAAAAGTTTCTAGACCAACAAAAACAAAGGCTGTTTCAAGAGTTCCCGAACAACCTCAGCCAAGACGTAGACAACAACCAACTGTTCAACCACAACAACAAGTTGTAAGAACAACTCTTCCTTCTAATAGAAGAGGTAGAAATGTAAGGATACAGGAATCATAATGACTTGGAATACTAAATATAAACAGGAAGATTTACGACTTATTCCATCAAAGGCAATATTATCCGACTTTGGCAAAGCGCTGGATGTTGAAGATATTGTAGAATTACATATATTTTCAAGTGACGGCCTAACAAAACTATTTTCAGTACCAGATATAACATCATATAAAGTTGCAGAAGGTGGAATTCTTGACAATGGTACTATAAATGATGATCCAGTTGTATTTTTAGACCTACATAACGACATTAGAAATTATGTAAGTGCAGGAACTTTTGTTGTAAAATATAACTTTTTTAGAACACTGGTTGGAAGTAATAATCAAGGTGCAAATGATTTATTCGTTGACGAAATAAGTGCTAGTAGAAAGGAAATACGATTAAAGATTAGTCCTGATGCTACGCAAATGGAAAAAGAAATCTTTGAAGATTTTGCAGATAAATTATCAATTAAGGGATCTGTAGACCATTGGGTAGATGTACATGTTAATTTTGGAAATGGCCTAGCACCACTTGTTGTAAATTGGTCTATAGATAAACTTACAACTCCTGAATTTCCATATTCTATTGTATTAAAGTTATATGAACCACTTCCTATTGAAGTAAAAGCAAAACAACCATGCTGGATTGTACAAGAACTAATAACACCTGTACAAGAAACTGTATATGTAGAATCTCCAGAAATAGAAAAGCAGGTAAATCTTCTATCAGGACCAAATTTTGCTGCAGGATCAGGAGATGGACTAGGTCCTGGAACATCAAACTTTTTTAATTGGAACACTTTAACCGATGCAAAAGAAGAAGTCGTTAATAAAGTACTAAATAGATATTTTTCAAGTAGCCTAGATAATGTAAGACTTAGTGTTGATTATAGAAAATATGACCATTTTGTTAGGTTTGGGTCTGCAAAACAAAGACTTACAAATTTTCAATATAAGCTTTCACAATTAGAATTCTATAATACAAAAATATCAGGCTTATCCGATAGTTCTCTTAATTCTGATGTAACTGGTTCTTTTTACTATACTAAGAATGTTGAAAACTTTAAAACACAAAAAAACAATATAATTTCCCAATTTGATGGATATGAAAAATTCTTATTTGAAGAATCTGCATCATATGAGTCTAGCTCTTTAGGACATTTTTATCCTGCAACCTGGCCAAAATTATCATATGTACACGATAATGGTTCAATACCTAAAACTCCACATGTTAATCTTTCAGTAACCTCTTCAGAGGCAATTGATTGGTTTGATGGAGCAATATCATCAGCTTCATTATATGACGATAAAAACATCCATTCACTACAAAACACAGCAATACCTTTACATATTCATGAAGATCCTACTTTAGGAACTGATGAAAATATAAATGGAGAATATGTTAAATTTGTTCATATGGTTGGAGAGTTTTTTGACAATATTTATTTATATGTAACTGCAATACCCGAAACTTGGGATAGGCACAATGCTCTTGATGCAAGTTTAATTGAAGGACAATTTAGTGGTTCAGATATGATATCGAAAGATTTAATATACATGGGATTAAAGTCCCTAGGATATAGTCAATGTTTGAAATCAAATGAACAAGACCTTTGGACATACGTAATTGGAACAGATAAAGATGGAAATTATGGTGATAAAGTTGACTATTTTGACACAAATGATTGGTCATTTTGGCAATCTCCAGACGATAATTATGCATCTGGAAGTTATATTGCCGGTACGTCTGAATTTTCACAATCAAGAATATACGCATCAGACTTTTACCAAACTTCTCACTCACTAGCTAGAGAAAATGTTAGACTAGAGTTTGGAAAAAGACTACTAAACAATTTACCACACTTAATGAAAACTAAAGGTACTAAAGAAAATCTTCATGCATATATGAATATCTATGGTATACCTAGAACATTGTTTAGAATAAAAGAATGGGGTGGATGTGTACCTGCTGATTATTTTGGAAATGAATATTATGAGTATGACACTTATAATTACGGCCTAAATTTCACAGGAACATCAAATATTACAGCATCATGGGATGAAGTAGTTCATCCAACCATAATGGCAGATAATGGAAATAGAAGTCAGTTTCCAGATACTATAGAGTTTAGATTTAAACTTCCTGACCTAAAGGACTTTAATTTAAAATGCGGAAAAAGTCAATTCCAAGAGTTTAGAAACAACGCCAATAAGAAAGACATGGTGATGGTTCAAATAAATTCAAGTTCGTTTATTGCTGTTGAACATTCATCTACAATTCCAGGAGAAGCTAGATATGCAACATCTTCACTTGGCTCTACATTTTCTACAAAAGACGATAGTAAATATGGTAGAGTAAAATTTGCCTTAAAAACACGCGAAACACAAGGAGCTGATGACGAATTTATATCTGTTGTAACTGACTGGGCCCCTATATATGATGGAGATTGGTGGAATGTAATGGTTCGTAGAAATGCTCCTACTGCAACAACTGTTTCTGCATCTAATGCTGAAAACTTTACATATGATTTATATTGTAAAAAGTCTAGTGATTGGTCAAGAGGCACAATTACACATCAATTATCAGCTAGTTTAACAACAATTGGAGGTTCTGTTGAAGGATTTTATGCAAATGCAAGTTGGAATTCTGATGGATATATAGATACACAATGGGTTAGTAGTAGTTTCTTAACACCTGAAAACACTCATTCATCTGATGATGGATATACTGTGGGTACTTATGCATCAAACTTCGACTCATTTTTTATAGGAGGAGCTGTAAATAGTGGAAATTGGTCAATAAACAATGTTTCATCTTCAAATGAGCAAGATGGATCTGTACTTACAAATTATCACAATTTTAGTGGATCTTTACAAGAATTTCGTTTTTGGATGAAGCCATTGTCTGAATCTGCATTTAACAATCATGTTCTTAATCCAATGGCTATAGATGGTAATACATATACCTCATCATATAGTGACCTTATTGCTAGATATTCGTTAGGAGCTGACTTAAAAACATATGCACTAGATAATGGATCGATTATTAATTCATCTCATCCAAACCAAGATATTGAAAGACCATATCAGTCAAATAGAAGCACAAATATAACAGCAAGCGGATTCAATGGAACAGTTGACTTTATAGAATCATTTGAAAAAGTTGCAACAATTGTTCCAAACTCAATTGGTTTAAATGCTGGCCAGCAAAAAATAAGAATAGAAGAAAATTCATTAGAAAGTAATCTTTCATATAATAAGAAAGCTGAAGTTCCAAATGGCCATCCTAATGACGTAAATAGAGTTTCAATACAATTTACTCCTGTAGACCAAATAAATATAGACATAGAACATCAATTAGGTGGAGTAGCTTTTAATGACCTAGTTGGAGATCCTAGAGCACAATATCAATCATTTTATGAAGACGTTGTATTTTATGATAATCACTATTGGTTAAAGCATTTTGGACCATTTAAGTATTCTGAATTCTTTAAAATGATACGATATTATGATGATACTGTGCTTTGCCAAATGAAGCGAAATGTTCCTGGAAGAAATAAGCCAGATTTTAATGTTTCAATAGAACCTCATATATTGGAAAGACCTCGTATACCTATTAGAAAGCCATCCTTAGACCATGTACAATTAGAAGGTTCAGCATCGGCTCGTGTATATGCAAATGGTAATACTACAGAATTAGGAAGATTTAAGCATAATGGTCCTGGTCCGGCATTTTACAGTAATTGGGATAATAATGGACCTGAAGAATCTAGATATGGAGATTTAATTACTCCACATTACAATTCAGGACATAGAGATCAAGCTCATCAGTTACCCCAATTGTTTCCTTCTTTTGGAACAGGTGGTCAACGAGAACGAGAACGAAATGTAACAGGATTATTTAGAACTACAGTTGGAGAACTTGAAGCAACTATAATAAAAAAACCATTTGAGCCACTTATTAAAGATGATATTTTTATGTGTTGGGAACGAGACCAACATGGCGGAGCTGCAAGATATGAGTGGCATTTACCAGTTTACTGGAGTAGTAGTTTTGGAAACTATTCAGACTATACTGTAACAGGAACAACTACAGAAGCTGCAACAAAAGCTTCAACAACAATTGCACTAGCTGGAACATTTCCAAATGCTGGATTTGAAACATATTCCTCAAAATCTATAGTTCTTACATCGACCAATGGAACAGTCGTAACATTTTTATGCCATGATTCAGGTTCGCCATCAGAAGGACAAACAGCTTCACAAGGAGCAAACGTTGCAGGAGCAGTCTTTTTATATGATAGTAATCCTGTTGCTTTAGCTGGAAATATAAAAACTGCAATAAATGGCCACAGTCTATTTATAGCTGGTACCGTACATCAAAGTGGTACTGCAAAAAACTCAGCTGGATCTGACTCTCCAAAATATATTATACCAATCACACAATCAGCTATTGGTGATAATGGTAATACACATATGTTTGGAACGTTTTTTCCTCCTTATGCATACAGTAATCTTCAAGGAGATCAAACTAGCTTGTTTAATGCACATAGTGCAAGCAGACTTCATGTATTTCCTGATGAAAACGGATTTGCAGGCGGTAAAAATGTAAGAAAATTTCCAAAAATAACTGCATTAAGCGATTCAACACGAACGCAAGTAACACAGGCAAATGCATATTGGGAAAGAGACGTTTTCATGAACGTTAGTCATCCTATGGATCCTAGAGAAAATGAAATATTTTTTGACTTTAATAAGAATGAATATTTAACAACAAATTTATTTCCAAATAAACCTGTATTTGATAGACCTACAAATTATCCAATAATAAACAATGGCTTAACTTCTTACGCAGATAATAAGTCTTGTCGTGATAGAGGTAAAGAATTTTTCTATCCGTTTATTGGAAATCAAAGAGAATCTTTTTATAAGTTTACTGAGATGCATAGGTTTGGAACTGAACTTAGCCAATCATTAGGAATAAAAGTACCTAGAATACAATTTGGACAGGCAGACTTGGGATATGGTAATTTAGATGGACAATCTATTGTTTCACACAGTGGAGCTCCAATACAAAATCTAAATGGAATATCAGTACTTAGTAGATCTGCACAATTCCAAGATTATAGAGCAAAAGGACTTCAAAATCTAATATACGACGGATGCATGATGTCAGCTTCAGACTTTAATATAGATTCACCACAAACAATTGATGGTGGACCAATCGTAGAAATAATTGACACTACACCATTTACAATAACTGCTGCACCATCAACTCTTGGCGAAGGTCCAGGTAGAGTATCTGGAGAAGGTGTAGGTAGAGGAGTTGGAACATACTCTGGAAGGCCAATAGGAAGAGCACCGGCTGCTGGCAGAGGACAAGTTACTTCCGGTGGTAGATATAAGTACTATAGATCTAGTAGAAATGCACCTCAAGGAAATCAAGTGCTATAATATATATAAAATTAAAACAGTTTTATATTTATTATTGATATAATCTGTAAAATATGGAGACAACAAAATGGGATACTTAGATAAAACAACAATAACAGTTGACGCAATCTTAACTAAAAAAGGAAGAGAGCTATTAGCAAAAAATAGATCTGCCTTTAATATTACAAAATTTGCACTAGCAGATGATGAAATTGACTACAATCTATGGGATGTTAATCATGCCCTAGGAACAAACTATTATGGACAAGCAATAGAATCAATGCCTATTGTTGAAGCAAGTCCAGATGAAACACAAATGATGAGGTATAAATTGGTAACGTTACCAAAAAATATATCTAAAATGCCAGTTGTGGCTGCATTACCTGCTGCGGTAACATTAACGTCTGCAGGACAAAATGCAACAATTGTTCCTTCAACAACAAACTTTCAAAACGGAAATAATACGTATGGATATACGGCAATCCTTGCAGATTCAGATGTATGTTATCTAAATATTGCACCAGGAGGAGCTGTAGATTCAAGATTTAATCCATCTGTACCAAGCCCTATTGAAACTAACGTTAAGTCTATTAGTTTAGTTGGAAAGTCATTTCAAATTGTTGCAAAAGCACAACCATTACAGAGCGTATCAACAACATTAACCATTATTGGAAACGAAACAGGTGGATCTGCAACTGTGACTATCACTGTTAATAAGGAAGAAGTTAGTACCAATATATTAGAGTCACCAGCATATAGATAGGGAAATAAACAATGGCAAATTATAGAGACAGTAGAGGAAACCCAGTTTCACCTGCAAGATTAAGTCCCAGTAAAGGACAAAACCAAAGTGATAGAGTCACACGAGACAGGGAAAGACCTCAGCAAGAACCAAGTAGAAGACCTTTCGTAAGACCTAGGCCAAATCCTATTACACCAAGAGCTATAACTTCAGTATTTTCTGAGTTTGGAATTGATGATGTTGTAGAAAACCTAGATTCTGATGTTGTAACGGCTGCATTATTTTCCGAAAATCAAGGAGAAATAACTGGAATGTTTACTTCTTCGGCACAAAGTCAAAGTTCTGGAGAATATTATTTAGATATATATCAAAAAGATCCATCGAACAACAATAACCAAGAGATTCAATTTGCTCTTGCATTTGGACACTATGCAGGATCAGGCTCTCAACCTCCACAATACGCTTCTGTTGGATTCACTCCAAGTAAAGCCGTATATACTCAATATGCAAATACATTACTAAATGCAGGAGATTCAAGATTTACTGTAACTAGTGTTCATCCTAATTCCAAGGCAAATTTAGAAATGATTTATGCTATAAATTTCCAACGAACTAGAATGAAAGAAAAAATAGATCCAGGTAATTGGGAACTACATATTTCAGGAACACAATTTCCAATTAAACTAATTGACGACTCTACAGTATCAGACGGAACTGTTACTGAAGCAGGAAGACAATATTTTATTAGAAGTGGAACTATAGATGCAGGAGTTATGGCATCAAATGTTTATCATTATGGTTTAGTTTACCCTGATATGGGAGTAATAATTTTAGATCCAATGGCAATTAGTGGAAGTGCAAGAATACGAGTTAATTCTTCATCTTTTGCATATACATCAACTGCTGTAACAGTTTCAAATTCAAATACAACTGATCTATTTACACATTTAAGTGGATCTGGAACAGCACAAGTTGGATATTTAGCTGCAAGAAATAAAGAAACAATTCACTCAACACATTACTTTATACGTGTTAAAAATAACGAATTCAATTTTTCAAATAATCCTACTTTTACATCAGGATCTACAGGAACATTTGCAAATGCATCATTCTTTAGAGATCCAAAATCATATGTAACTTCAATAGGACTATATAATGACAATAACGAATTATTAGCCATTGCAAAATTAAGTAAGCCATTATTAAAAACATTTTCAAGAGAGGCTCTTGTACGTGTAAAACTTGAATTCTAAATAGGGAAATAGTATGTCCGAAGTTTTTAAGACATTTGAGAAAGATGACATACAGGTAAGGGGTTTTACTGCAAACAAATCTTATGACCTAACTCTATCTACTTATTCTGCATCATATAAACCAGAATCACCAATGACAGTTGGATCAGATCTAATTGTACCGGCAATAAATGGATATGTAGGAAAAGCGGATAGGTTTACTGAGTTCAATAGTGGAAGCGAAGAATTAAATTCAATAAATTCTATTCCTTCAAGGTCTATTTGGGACAATCTTTGGCATATGTACTATAGGGATTGGCCAAATCATGGTAGAGTATTCTGTACAACAGGAGATTCACGCGAACATAGAGAACTATATGATACTGCATATGTAATTTCTGTACCACATTACATTTATGGATCAGCAATACAAAAAGGATCGGTTGAGCTTTCATTTGCATCTACAGCATCTGGTGCACCAAATGGTCATACAATAAACTTAAAAGATGATGGACAAGGCAACCTATATAATTCAGCCTATGCAACTTCTAGTGGAAATACTAAAGATGTCTCAGTTCCTCCAAACGAAGGAACAGTTGTATATTTACCATTTAAAGATCTTACTCCTTATCAATATATGCCTGCATTTGGCAAAGGATTTTTAAACGAACAGATAGCGTCTGGCAGCATTACAGATTTTAGCATGTACCAGAATAAAATATCATCAAATAGGGTAAAGGTACTTACTGGAAGTGCATATGGAACAGGAATAGAATTTACAGGAAAATATGGAGATTCTACAACGATACCAACTGGTACAACTGAACAAAAATTCATAGACAGTTGGAGTTTTGTAAAAATAGATCCAGATTATAATGGAAATCCGCAATGTGACTTTATTGAGAACGAAGACTTTGCTGTATCTTTTTATCTAAAGGCTAATTCTACACAGCACACTGGAAGTAATAGTTTTAAAACTAGTACAATTTTAAGCCATGTAATAAAAACACAAAATAGTGAATCTTTTATTATAGGTAAAGATGATGAAAACGATATAAATGGCGACAATAATTCTCAGTATCCATTTAAGATATACATTAACAATGATGATGGCCATTTGCATGCAAGTAGAAAAGATGGCTCAGGCCAGGTAGAAACTTGTGTATATGAAACTAATGTTAGAGACGGAGTATTTAGACATTTTCTTTTTCAAAAATCAGGTTCTGATCTAGACTTATATGTAGATTATAAACTTTCCAATGGCGACCATGCAATAATGACTGATACAGGTCAAATAAGAAATCAGAATCCTATTATACTAGGTGCACAACAATATCAATTAGAATCAACTGATCCAAACTTGGCAACAAACCTTAGACCAGCAGAAACATATGTAACAAGACCCTTTGGCGGTCAAATAGATGAGTTTAGAATATATAGTGGTTCATTAACTCCTACACAAATAAATTATATGAGTGCGTCTAGTGGTACTGGACTTAATCATTGGGGTAATATATTTTATGAACATGGACAAATTGTTGTGACACATCCATCTTCATCATACGTCGCTGAAGCACCAAAATCAGCAAACGTAAAATTTAAGAATACAACAAGAATAACTGAAAATGTATTTACTTGTGAAGCTAAGGCAACAGAGTATAATCAAACTTTCAACCCATCTACAATTAAGAATCATAAAACAAAAGAATTACATAATTATACTAGTGGCGATCGATGGAATCCGTTTATAACTCGAATAGGATTATACAATGATGCAGGACAATTATTAGTAATCGGCTCACTAGCCCAGCCAATTTTTAAAATGGTAGATTATGATATGACTTTTGTTGTACGGTTTGATACTTAGTGCGCTTTCGCTATATTTATATATAGTTAAGGCGTGCAAAATCACATAGGAGAATTATTTTGGCAATGATATTTAGAGATACGAAAGGATCACCGTTAACCCATGCAGAGGTTGATGGCAATTTTAGACACCTTACTGGGTCACAGATTATATCCGGTAGCGGTACTCCAACCAATCAGGCAACCCTGAGAGTTCAAGGAGCGATTTCCGCGTCAGGAGCCATAACAGCCAGTGGATTAACACTTACAGGCCAAGGTTTTACACACCTAAACGTAACATCAATCAGTGCATCTGCAGGTATTAGTGCATCTGGAAATATGACAGCATCAAACCTGTTTTTATCAGGAAATGCAGACATTAAAGGTAATATTACTTTAGGTGGTAATATGAATAGTGGAGATGCTTCTTCAGATTCACTTACTATCAATGCAGATATTACTTCAAACTTAAGGCCTGATACAGACAATAGTTTTGATATAGGAACTGAGTCTTTAAGATGGCAAGATGTACATGCAACTTCAGTTAACGCGGAAGTTCTTGCACTTAATCAAATAACAGCTTCAGGAACCTCAACTCTTGCAGCTGGACAATATGGAATTTGGATGGGACCATTCTCAATCAGTGGTACTGTTGATATAGGAGCTGGCAGTAATTTTGTAGTTACTAGCTTTAACCGAATGAAAGAAATAAATTTAATAAATGTTAGTGACTACTAAACTAAACAGAATACGGAGCAAATAAAATGAGTAGACTTAATGTAAACAGTGTTAATCCACATGACGGAACGAAAGTATCCATAACAGGATCCACAAATGGTGGAGTTGTTATTAGTGGATCTGGAGATAATAAAGGAAATCCTCTATTAGCTGTACACGGAACAATATCAGCGTCAGGAAATTTAACAGCATCAAATGCCTTTATTAGTGAAAATGTGCACATTAAAGGAAATATATATGTTGAAGGACATACAACTTTAAGTGCATATACACATGGTGGAATTCAGTTAGGAGATACAAACACCGATAATGTAACATTCGGTGCAGATGTAAACTCTTCCATTATACCAAACATAAATAATACTTATGACCTAGGTTCAGATGCACAAGAATGGAGAAATATATATGTTGAAGGAACAGGATACATTGACACAATTATCCAAGATGATTCATCTATAACTAATACTTTTAAGGGTGATTCTCAATTTATTGACGATGCAGGTTCAGTAAGTTTACAAGTTCATTCATCTGATGGTAATATCGGTGTAAAAGTATCAGATCCAAATGTAGACTTTGAAGTTGCAGGTAATATGAGTTCTAGTGGTTTCCTTTCTCTTGGAGGAGCAGGTTCTGCAAATGGAACTAAAGGTCACCTAACAGCATCTGGAAATGCAATAATCTCTGGAACTTTAGAAGTTCTTGGAGGAGCTTTATTTTCTAATGTAACAGCATCAAATATAAGTGCAAGTAATCATCTTTATGGTGGTCTTAATACTTTCACAAGTAGAATAAATTCTTTACCAAACCGTACACATTTACTTATAACAACACCTATAACAGCATCTTCAACTATAAGTGCAAGTTTAGGTATATTAGCATCAGGATATAGAGTTGATGGATTAATTCTTGCAGATGGTGTTAATGAAGTTTTAACAATTGGTGATACTAATTGGAAAAGCAACCAGATTAAAGGAAATACAGATGTTGTAGGACACGTAACAGCATCTGAATTACTAGTAGTTTCTACAGGTTCTTCAAGAATCCAAATGGATGGAGCAGGAAATCTTCCAACAATTGATAATGATACAGTAGCAATATTCCAAAGAAATTTACCAGGCGGTGCAACTGCAGCAATAACCATACTTGGACACGTTGCTGGAGAATCAATTTTAAAATTCGGAGATACAGCTGACGAAGATATAGGTCGAATTAGATATATGCACTCGGACGATTCTATGGACTTCCTCACAAACAATACACAACAAATGTCTATTGATTCTTCAGGAAATATAAAGGCTGAAGGTAATATAAGTTCAAGTGGAGTTATTACTGCTGAAGGATTAATAATTTCT